TGCTTTCTTCTATGGCTAAAAAGATAGCTAAGAAACAAGGATGGCAGAAAACAGATGATATAGCAACAAAAATTTATGATTGGACGCATAAGAACGAAGCAGCTTTTATGTCACCAATTAAAAGAGTACTATCAGTAGTAATGATAGGACCAACTAAAAAATACATTGACCCAGTTACTAAAGGACTATATGCTTTATTTATATTCTTCTTAGCAGGTCAATACGGAGGTGATGTAATCGCTTCAATCAGAAAATCAGCATGGGGACAAACAGCATTCGCTTCAGTAAAATCTCTAGTTAAAGGAAAAGAAGTACATACCCTAGTAAGAGACGTCTTAACAGACATCGGGCTATTAGGATAAGGTAATTCCTCGGACGCTACCGACGGGCAGGAAAGTTAACCATCTTTTACAGGTGGTTTTCTTGTTTTCGTAAAAAGTATATATTTATATACATAATAATCAGTCTCTATACTGATTCCAACAATTTATAATTTTCTATTACGATTTATAATAATCGTAGAAACCCACAACAAACATTTATTAAAATGGCAAACAAAGATTTATTCAAGCAAGCAATTGCTGAAGCAAAATCTGTACGTTCCGCTGCTATTGCTAACGCGAAAGAAGCCCTAGAAGAGTCTTTGACTCCTCATTTAAAAGATATGTTAGCTGCAAAACTTCAAGAGATGGAAGACTCTTCCACAGAAGAAGCAGTAACTGAATCTGATGAGGTAGAAGAAGGTAACTATGAGGCTAAAGACGAAGTAGTAAAAGAGGAAGATGCAGATACTGAAGTATCCGATGAGGATGCTCCAGAAGAAGAAGAATTAGACGGAGAAGAAGAAATCGCACCTATGGAGGATGAAGCAGAAGAAGCTGCTGACGAAATAGACGGAGATGAAGACTTATCTAAATTATCAGTCGATCAATTTAAAGATCTTATTAGAGATGTAATAGCAACCGAAATGGGAGCTGAAGCAGGTCTAGAAGGAGAAGATGAATTAGGAGCTGATATGGATGCAGGAATGGAAGCAGAACCAGAAATGGGAGCTGAACCAGAAATGGCTCCAGAAGACGGAGAAGGTGAAGAAGAAATTGACTTAGACGAATTACTTGCAGAACTAGAAGGTTTAACTACCGAAGGTGAAGAAGCAGATAAAGACGATAAGCCAGTAGAAGAAAGTACAGAAAACGAAGTATCAGCAGAATCAGATTCTAAAGAGAAAAACGTTAATGATACTTTGAAGGAAGCTAAACAGAATAGTGCAGACCTTAAAGAAGCTCTTATAACAGTAGAGACTTTAAGACATGAACTAAACGAAGTTAACATTCTTAACTCTAAACTATTATACGTTAATAAAATTTTCAAAGCTAATTCATTAACTGAAAGCCAGAAAGTAAGCATAATCGCTGCATTCGATAAAGCTGAAACAGTTAAAGAAGTAAAATTAGTTTTCGAAACAGTATCAGACAATATTGTCGCACCAGCTAAAACCAATCTTAAAGAACATAGAGGTATGGCTTCTAGAGCTACAGGAACTACAGCAAGTAATCCTCCAGTAATAGGACAAGTATCAGAAGCAGTATTAAGAATGCAGAAATTAGCAGGTATTATTAAATAACATTAATTATAAACTTAAATTAAAATTTCAATTATGGAAATTAACAATCTTTTAGAAAGCTCAAACAGCTTTAAAAGCTTACAAGCTGACTCAGCAAAATTAGCTGAGAAGTGGAGTGCTTCAGGTTTGTTAGAAGGGATCACTGATGAAAGAGTAGCTACAAACATGGCTATGATTTTAGAGAACCAAGCTAAACAAATCGTAGCAGAAGCAAATAACACAGGTGCATCTGGTACTTCAGCAGGCTTTACAGCAGGCGCAGGAGAACAATGGGCTGGTGTTGCATTACCTTTGGTAAGAAAAGTATTTGCTCAAATTAGTGCACAGGATTTCGTATCTGTACAACCAATGTCTTTACCTTCAGGTCTAGTATTTTATCTAGATTTCAAATATGGTACTGCCGCTAACGGACGTACTGATGGAGAAAATATGTACGGTAACGTTACTGACGGTGCTAACAAAATGGGTGTTGATGTAGATCCTTCAGGAGGATTATACGGAGCAGGTCAATTTGGTTACACTATCAACGGTGTATCTGGAACTGTAGCAGCAGCTGCAGTAGGAGCTGCAAAGCTTAAAGATGTAGGATTCGATGCTGGTATTACATTAGCTGAATACGAAACTGTATCTATCGCTTTATCTTCTATTCCTAACTATGACGTAGAAGGAGTTCGTGCATTCGGATTAACTTCTGGTTCAGTAACAATCAACAAGCAATTCACTAAAATCTCAGGATCTAACTTAGTATTCGTACAAACAGTAGGAGCAGGAGATATTACTGATGCAGATAACGTTCAAGTAACTTATCACAAACAACCAACAGACAACACAAGAGGCGATTTTGAAGCTGACGGTGGTGTAGCAGTTGATACTTCTATTTCTATTCCAGAAATCGATGTTCAATTACAATCTGAGGCAATTGTTGCTAAGACTAGAAAGTTAAAAGCACAATGGACTCCAGAATTTGCTCAAGATCTTAACGCATACCATTCAATTGATGCAGAAGCTGAATTAACTTCTTTGTTATCTGAATACATCTCTATGGAGATTGATTTAGAAATCTTAGATATGTTGATCAAAGGCGCTACAACAACTGAAAAATGGTCTGCAGAGAACAACAAAGTCTTTAAAGGCGGTGCTTGGTCTTCAGCAACTTCAGATTTTTACAATACTCAAGGACAATGGTTCCAAACATTAGGAACTAAAGTACAGAAAGTATCTAACAAGATTCACCAAAAGACCTTAAGAGGTGGTGCAAACTTCGTAGTATGTTCTCCTTCAGTAGCAACAATCTTAGAATCAATTCCAGGATATGCTGCACAAACTGACGGTAACCAAGAGAAATTTGCAATGGGTGTACAGAAAATTGGTAGCTTAGCTAACCGTTTCCAAGTTTACAAGAATCCTTATATGACTGAGAACATTATGTTGTTAGGTTACAGAGGTGGACAGTTCTTAGAAGCTGGTGCAGTATATGCTCCTTATGTACCATTAATGATGACTCCAATGGTATACGATCCAGAAACCTTCACTCCAAGAAAAGGTTTAATGACTCGTTATGCTAAGAAAATGATCAGACCAGAATTTTATGGTAAGATCTATATTTCTGACTTAGAGTTAGTATAGTCTATATCTTGACTAAATTATTAAGAGAGGCCTTCGGGCCTCTTTTTTTATGTCCTATTTATAGTTATAAATCAAATAAAGTTATAAACATGCCACAAAGACACCATACCGATGAGGTATTTTCAGTAAAGAAGAGGCCTAAGAACCCAATTAAATTTAAAGTACAATTAAACGAAGAACAAAAAGAAGCTAAAGCTAAAATTCTTACTGCTCCAATAACAGTCATTAAAGGAATGGCAGGATCTGGTAAGACATTAATAGCAACTCAAGTAGCTTTAGATATGTTATTTACCAAACAAGTAGATAAGGTTATTATAACAAGACCTACTGTGTCTAAAGAAGATATAGGCTTTTTACCAGGAGATATAAGAGAAAAAATGGACCCTTGGTTAGCGCCTATCTATCATAACTTACACATGCTTTACAGCAAAGAAAAAGTAACAAAATTAATAGATGACGAAATTATAGAAATAGTTCCTTTTGCTTTTCTAAGAGGAAGGACTTTTGTAAATGCATTTGTAATAGTTGACGAAGCTCAGAACGTAACACATACTCAAATGGAAACCGTAATCGGAAGATTAGGGAAAAATTCTAAAATGGTAATATGTGGAGATATGGCTCAAATAGACTTAAAAGACAAAAGAGAAACTGGATTTTCTTTTCTATCTAGAATTGAAGAGAACGTAGAAGGCTTTCAAACAGCTTCATTAGAAACCAATCATAGACACGATATAGTGGCACCTATCTTGAAAGTATACCAAACCTTCAGAGATTAGTCCCTATTTATTAGAAAACTAATATATGGCAAATGTAACTATATGGAACGGAAGTTCTACCTTTGCACCAGGTAATACTCCATTCGGGTTTTACGATGCAGACAGCTCTTTTCAACAAGATGCTGATAAAGTTGCTAAATTCTGTGCTACCAGATTAGGGTACCCTCTAATGGATGTAGAATTGAATAACAACTCTTTTTATGCATGTTTTGAAGAAGCTATAACTACATATGGTAATGAAGTATTTCAATACAATATAAGAGAGAATTATTTAGGTTTAGAAGGCTCTTCTACTGGTAGTAGAGGTTCTTTGAACAACCAAGTAATTGATCCAACCATAAGTAGAATTATACAAATATCTCAACACTACGGAACAGAAGCTGGAGTAGGTGGAAACGTAACTAAACATACTGGTTCAATAACGATCAATAGAAATGTACAAAATTATGATTTTGATGCATGGTCAACAGAAAATAACATTTCAGGAAAGATTGAAGTAAGAAAAATCTTTTATGAAGCTGCACCAGCGATACAAAGGTATTTTGACCCTTATGCTGGAACAGGTACAGGTGTACAGTCTTTAATGGGAGCATTTGACTTTGGAAAATTTAGTCCTGGAGTTAACTTTTTATTAATGCCAACATCTTATGATGTACTAAAGACACAAGCAATTGAATTTAATGATCAAATTAGAAAGTCCGCTTTTTCGTTTGAAATGACAAATAATAAATTAAAGTTATTCCCAATACCTACTGCATCAGGAAGTTTACATTTTGAGTATTATAAGATGGAAGACAAAGCATCAACTAACTTTAACTCTAACAATTCAGTAATTACAAATGTTTCTGAAGTACCTTATGAAAATATACAGTACAAACAAACTAATAGTGTCGGTAGACAGTGGATTTTCCAATATACTTTAGCATTAGCAAAAGAACTATTAGGATATATCAGAGGGAAGTATGCAACAGTACCAGTACCGGGATCAGAAGCAACTCTTAATCAAGCTGACCTGCTTGCAGATGCAAGAAGTGAAAAAGGAGCTTTATTATTAAGTTTAAGAGAGCTATTAGATATGACATCTAGAAGTAAACAATTAGAAGCACAGGCTAAAGAATCTGAAGATGTAGAGAACATTTTAAAGTCTGTACCAATGGTAATATACGTAGGTTAATGAAACTATCACAAATTATATCTGAAATTACATTCAGAACATTCGAAGCAATGATTAAAGTTACCTTTGGTGATGAAGGTCCTAGCAAATATGATGATGCTATTAGAGCATTACCTGGTGTAACAACAGTTACATTAGCAAGTCAAGACCAAGAATCATTAGTTGCTACATATAAAGTAAAACTTATAAGTCAAAAAGAAGGAACTGAAGCATATGAAGCTTTTAAAAAAAATGCCATGACTAAATACAGTAATATAGTTAGTATGGAAATAGGAACAGAAACAATAGAAGAGAAATAAATGCTATTTGGATCGAACAGAGATTTTGACTTATTGGTTAACATCAATAGGGAACTGCTACATGATATTGTAGAGCAAGAAGTTTTATACCATAAATTGAGTATAGAAGATTCTAGTATGAACCTATATGGAGAATCATTACAGAAATCTTATTGGAACGCAGTTAAAATAGCCTGTTTAATTACTAGAGGAGATCAAGTAATAGATATAAAAGAATTTGGTCCTGATTTAGGAAGAGAAGCATCTTTTGCATTCATCAAACAAGACTTAATAGACTCAGAACTACCTCCAGAGGTAGGAGATATAGTACAATGGCATAATGATTTTTATGAAGTTGATACAGTTAGAGAGAATACCTTATTTCTAGGAAGAGATAATACATACAATCTTACTAGCAGTACATCTGGATTCGGTTCATCTATGTCGATTATAGTTGATGCTCATTTAACAAGAGCAGACAGAGCAGGAATAACAGAAGCAGTAAATAGAGAATAATATGGCTGGAAAGAAACCTATACCGAAAAGTCAAGAGCAATTATCTGCAGCCCTTACAGGAGCTTCAATTGATAAAAGCAAAGATCGCGCTATGCAAATAAGAAGGGATAACGATACAGTTAAAAACTTCAGCGTAGGTATAAAAGATATTGATGAAGCAATTTACTATTACTTTAATGAAGTACTGCAACCAACTGTAACACAGAACGGCAAACCTATAAAGGTACCTCTTGTATATGGTTCTCCTGAACGATGGGCAGCAATGCAAAAAGACGGGTATTACCGAGATAAGAACGGTAAGATGCAAGCACCTTTAATAGTGTTTAGAAGAGATAGTATCTCAAAAAACAGAAACTTAGGAAACAAATTAGATGCTAACGGACCAAACAATATGGGAGTGTTTAAAACTTCCTATTCTAAAAGCAATATTTACGATAATTTTGGGATATTAAACAATAGGAAACCTCAAGAAGAGTATTATGCAGTAGCTATACCAGATTATGTTAATATAGTATACTCTTGTATAATATACACCGACTATGTTGAACAAAATAATAAAATTGTCGAAGGAATAAACTTTGCATCTGACTCTTATTGGGGAGATCCAGATAAATATAGATTTAGAGCACAGATAGACACCTACTCTACTTCAGCAGAAATAGTACAAGGTAGCGATAGGATGATTAAGACAGAATTTAACATTACATTACTAGGACATATAATATCAGATACTATCAATGCACATATGCACAACAATCGTAAAGTATATAGCAAGTCAGAGGTCAAATTTACTTCAGAAAATGAGTCTAGCCTTTAATCAGGTGACTATTTATACTAAAGTAGGCAACTACGACGGTTTTCTTAATATTATAAAATAGCAAAGCTTTAATGTCAAAGTTCATAGGAGAAATATCAGGATCACTCGTCTTTAGAAAAGACAACGTGATGCAAACCGAGTTAAGACCAGGGATGAATGCCTTGAACTTAACAGGTTCGTTGAACATTACAGGGTCCTCACTTACTTTTAATGGATCTGATGTAATTAACCGTATAGCTTCATTAGAAGCTGGAAGTGCTACTGGATCTTCGTTACTCCCTTTAAACTTACACTCAAGCTCAATAAATACCTATACTGGATCAGTAGATAAGCGTTTAGCAGCAATAGAAATTGTTTCCGGAACACTAGAAACTAAGGTAGAAGCATTAGAACAGTTAACTTCATCATACTTTAGTAGAGTAGATGCTAGTAACATAGTATCATCATCTATTCAAGTAGAAGGATTAGGGTTCATAAAGAATGCCTTATCCGGTTCACAACAATTACTTAACTTAGGATTTAAAAGAGATGTAATATCCGGGTCACAACAGATTGCTTCTTTAGGATTTGTTACCTCTTCAGGAATAGCAAGTTTTAACCAACTAAGTAACATACCATCTTCTATTATAAGCTCTTCTGCACAAATAGAATCTTTATTATATATTACAGGATCAACTTATCAGGAGATTACAAGCAAACCACCGGGTATAGTTTCTTCTTCTGCTCAAATTACAGCATTAGGCTTTGGAACAGTTAACTCTGGTACAATATCATCGTCATTACAGATTGAATCACTAGGGTTTGTAACATCTTCAGCAACTACTGACGTAGAAGGGCTTAATACCTTTACTGGGTCAATAGAAATTAAGGTAGATAACCTAACATCAGCTTCTGGATCATACCTTACCGGTATTAATGCAGGTATACTGTCTTCATCAGCACAAATAACAGCTTTAGGATACATAACAGCATCAGTAAGTTCAGATGTAGCAGGACTAAACACATTTACATCATCTATACAGACAGAAGTAAATTCTATTAAGGCTGTAACGGGTTCATTCCTTAGTTCTTTACCTAATAGCATTATATCTTCATCAGCTCAGATATCCTCATTAGGATTTCTATCTTCTGCACATACAGAGATACCAGAAGGTACTATATCATCATCTCTACAAATAGGAACACTAGGATACATCACTTCTTCAGTTCAATCTGATGTTACCGGTCTTAATACCTTTACAAGCTCAATAGAAGCTACAGTTCAAGGGCTATTAAGTGCTACTTCATCATATGCTGTAGGAAGTCATAGTGATATAACAAGTATTAACCTATTTACAGGTTCTATTCAATCTAAAGTCGATAATTTGACTTTAAGCACTGGTTCCTTACAAAATGAAGTTAATGCTCTTAAAGCATCTACAGGGTCTTACTTAAATTCACTAAATGCAGGTATATTATCCTCTTCTTTACAAGTAGAAGCATTAGGATACATAACAGCATCAGTTAAAGCAGATGTAACAGGCTTAAACACATTTACAGGCTCAATAGAAGCCTCAGTACTAGGTCTTTTACAGGCTACATCTTCATATGCTGTAGGAAGTCATAGTGATATAACAGGATTAAATAATAAAACCGGTTCTTTCGCTAGTACAGGGTCTAATACCTTTATAGGTAACCAAATAGTTACCGGAAGCATAATACCAGGTTCATCTACTAATGATTTAGGTACATCTGTTAAACCTTGGCAACATTTATATATCAGCTCAGGGTCTATTAAGTTTATGAACAAAGATGGAACTCAACAATCAGCTTTTAATAACCAATTTGATGGTAATAGAGTAGTATCTAACACAGAACACCCTTTATTTAACTCATATAACCCTGGAACAGCAAATACAATAGAAGATTTCTTAGAAGCAGTCTTTTACCCTAATACAGCACCGACTATATCAACAGGTAACCAGGTAGTAGCAGAATATGAACCTATAGGAACAAACTTAGTTACATTAGCTGGAGCAGATGCTGAATCTCAAGCAATTACATTCACAATAGATAGTTCTTATACAGATGGATATGTAAATATTACTAGTGGGGTACTAAAGCTAGCAGCTTTACCTACAGTAGCAGCATTTAATACAACTGATAGAGGAGATAGCGTATTCGCACACCCAGTAATTGTTAGAGCAACAGATACTATAGGAGCTTTCACATTAAAGACTATATATGTAACAGTAACTGCAAATGCAGCACCACAATTTAGAGAAACAAGCGTTGGAGGTAATGTAATAAGCTCTTTCACTACATCTAGAAATGAAAACGCAGCAGCAGGAGAGATAACAAAGATATATTTTACAGATACTGAAACTGACACTATAACAATCACATCAGGATCAGATTCAGGTGATTTATTTAGTATAGTTAAGTCACCAACCTACGTAACTATCAATCAGGTAACTGGTTCATTAGATTATGAAACAAAAACAACACATACACTAAGCATTACAGCATCTGATCAACATTTTAGTGATGGAGATGACAGCAATTCATTTGTACAGATTCCTATCACTATTAACGTAACAGATAATACACAGCCAACTGTCAATGCTCAAACAGTTACTGGATTAAGTGAGAATAGTGCAGGTAATGCAGCTGCAGGAACAATAACAGCAACTGATCCAGAAGGAGATACCATAGTATTTAAAACAGTTACATTAATTGGTATAGAATTAGATTCATCAGCAATCTCGTTAGGTACATACACTGGGACTAGTGTCTCTGATCCAACAGAAAATGCTTTTGACATATCATCAACCGGAGTAGTAACAAGAAAAGCAGCAGTTTTCCTTAACTCCGATATAGTTAATAGCTATAAGTACCGAGTTACTGTTACTGATGCTTATAACAACGGTACAGATACAGGTATAATAACAATCCCGATATCTGATGATGGTGCTCCTACTATTAGTGGAGAGACTTCTTTATATGTAATTGAATCAGCTACTAATGGATCATCATTATACGATAATTCAAATGGATACTCTGGAACTACATCACAATTTACAGCTAACCAATCAGTAACATGGGGTGTCACACCGAACAGTAAGTTAGCAATTAATAGCTCAGGCTATCTAACAGTTAATTATAATGTATCAGGATCATCTGAAGTAGGAGGAACACAGATTAACGGAACAGTAACAGCAACTAATGCTTTTAATACACCTTCAACACAGAACTTTACATTAAACGTAACAGATAATACAGCCCCTACTATAACATTTACTAATACTAATGCTAACTTAAATACTAACAAGGCAATCGCTGGAAACAACCTAGTAGCATTAGCATTTAATGACTCAGAAGGAAATACAATAGACTATACTTCTTATTCAGCATCATTTAATGGAGATAGCTTAGAATCAGTTGTATCTGGTACTTCTAGGTTGATAAGAGCTACTTCTCCTCTAACAGCCGGTGTATATTCAGTAACAGCATCAATTGCCGACGAACATGGCTTTGAAACTAGGACATCTAGTCATGCATTTACAATTGCACAAGCACAAACTGGTACATTAACTAATAACGGTACATACTATATAATAGAATCAGCAGGAACTGGTGACATTATTAGAACCAATACCAATGGAAGAACAGGAACACAGGGAGATGTCGGAGTTAATTATAGTCCAAACTATGGATCACAAGTAGTACAAGCTTTTACTTCTTCTAATGATGCAATAGCAGTTAATAGTAGCGGTAATTTAAGTCTTAACCTTAATATTAGCGGTTCTACTACTGGATCAGGAGATACTATAACAAGTACTATACAGTACCAAGACCAATACAACAATCACGGTAGTTCAAACATAACTATTAATGTAGCAACAAATAATAACCCATCAGTTACTATATCAGAACAAGGTTCTTTAGAAACAGATAGCATAACATCAGGAGTATTAACAGCAACTGTTAGTATATCAGACACAGAAGCAGATTATCCGATTACTTTAGCACTATCCGGTACACATGCTTCATCATTTACTGCAGTATCTAATAATAGTAATGGAACATCATTCAATATAAATGCAAATAGTGCTTTAGCAGCAGGAACTTATAGCTTTACAGCTACAGCCACTGATGCTTTCGGGAAAACAGGTACAGATACAGGTAATGTAGTTATAGCTCAATCAGCTGACTACGGTAAAGTGTATGTTTATACTTCCACATATGGTTCAGATGCTGGTTTTGGAGGTAATTATAATGCAGTAATGGGAGCAAGTACTCTTAATGGTGATACTCCTCCACAAGTTACAGCATATACAGGAAATACAGCATCACCTTATTATAAATTTAAAGCAGGAGCGATAGGAGACAGTTCAATATCATTAGCAGGATCACAATCAGCAACATTACAGGCAACACTTAGTGGGTCTAACTTAGATACAGTACTAGCATCAGCAGGATTAATTTCTGCAGCTACAACTGGACAGATAATAGTTCTATTTCCTTCTGGATCAGATATGAGCAACCTACCGACATCTATTCAAGAGACCTTTAACAGTGTAGCAGGAGGAGCAGTCCCTTGTTTGAATGTAGATGGAGGAGGATTCTTAATAGAGACAGGGGAATTACATTCTATAGTGCTCGACACTGCTCATTTAGGATATAACGAATGGTTTGTATTTGGTAGAAAGTCACAAAATGCAATAGCAACAGCTTTTAAAATAAGACTTGTTGCAGCTAACGGAAGTCTACCAACATAATAATATAAAGATAGAATATGCCAGTATATACTTCAATATTAGAGTTAACATCAGCAGCCAGTAGTTCGGGTGTTGCGTTTGCGGATATACAGTACCTAAAAGGTGCATTCTATACAGTAAGAGACACCTCAGATCTTAATAACATACCAGCAAACAGGGCAACAGACGGACAAATAGTTTGGGTTGAAGGATCTTCAGCTACATATCAAGCATCTGTTACATTAGCAGATTATGTTAGTACCTTTGCTGATTCAGTAACATGGAGTGTATTTAATGGCTTTGGAGGAAGTGGAGGAGCATCAACATTAGGAGACTTATCAGATGTAAATACTGGTTCATTAGACGATGGAGATGTATTAGCTTGGAGTCAATCAAATAATAGATGGGAACCACAGAATATATCAGGAACTGGAGATATTGCAGCAGTATTTGCAGGAGATGGACTTTCAGGAGGAGGAACTCAAGGTTCTGTATCATTAGATGTAAATGCAGGTTCAGGTATCACTTTAGACAGTAACGGTGTAAATGTTAACACAGGTTCATCACATTTTATTAATGCAGTTACAATTTTAGCTGGAGCATCCAGTATATTTGCACAAACTGGATCATATCATTCAACAAATAGAAATATAGAGGTAACAGGATCGATGTCTATCAATATGACAGGCAATACAAATCCTTTCACTCTTACATCAGGATCTAAAGAACTATTTAAGGTTTCAAGTACCGGAGTTCTTTTATTAACATCTCAATCTACTATACCAACACCAGTAGTCGGAGGATTGTATTTTGACTCTGATAAAAACTTATATTTTGGTTCTTAGTATTAAACTAAATAGCCTATTTATTAACAATGCCAAAAGGCATAAAATTTTTACTAACAAATAACAATAAAATAATTACAACAAAATGGCAGAATGGAAAAAAATTGTCGTATCCGGGAGTGGTTTAGCCCAATTAGCGAATGATGCTAATTTCTTAACAACAACAGGAAACGGTTCAGGATTAACAAACGTTGCAGCAGCTTCAGTAGCAGCAGGCAATGTAACAGGCTTAAATGAGGCTATTGATGATCAAGTTAATTCGGTGTTAGGAAGTGCGGACGGTTCTGTTACTTTGACATATAACGACTCAGCAGGAACATTAGACTTATCAGTACCAGCAGGTGATGTAACGGGAGTTGCAGCAGGAGCAGGACTTACTGGTGGAGGAGCAGCAGGCGACGTAACACTTAACGTAATTGGCGGAGACGGTATCACAGCTAATGCAGACGAATTAGAAGTAACTGTAGATGGTTCAAGTATTGAATTATCAGCATCAGACGGTACAGGAGCAGTTAGAGTAAAAGCTGGCGGTATTGCAGAAGGACATCTTGCTGATGATTCAGTAACAGCAGCAAAATTAGCTGACTCAATCAATTCAGCTATTTTAGCTAACACTAATAAAACAGGAATTTCTGGAGCTCAAGTATCAGCAATTACAAACAACAGTGCTAAATTAACAAATGCAACTCACTCAGGTGAAGTTACAGGAGCCGGAACACTTACAATAGCAAACGGTGCAGTAGTTGAAGATAGAATTGCAGATAATGCAGTAACAGCAGCTAAATTAGCAAATACAGCAGTATCACCAGGTACATATGGTAGTACAACAGTAGTACCAGGAATTACAGTTGATGCACAAGGACGTATTACAGGTGTAACTTCTAATACTATTGCAACTTCATTTAATGTAGCAGCCGATTCAGGAACTACAGATTTAGTAGCAGGAGGCGAGACATTAACTTTCGAAGGTGGAAGTGGTATCGCATCAACAGTATCAGCAAACAAAGTTTCTTTTGCATTAGATAACGGAATCGTTTCAGCTTCTAACTTCAGCGCACCTTCACAAGGTACAATGAGATCAGGACAAAACGGAGTTAACACAGATGTAGATTTAGGTCTACAAACTACTGACTCTCCAACATTCGTTGGATTAACTTTATCAGGAAATGCTACAGTAGCAGGTAATTTATCTGTTAGTGGAGACTTAACATATATTAATACGACTAACCTTGCAGTAACAGATAAGTTTATCTTATTGAACTCAGGATCTGCCAACCCAGATGAAGGTGGTATTATAATTGATGAAGGAAACGGAGTAGGACACGGTTTTGTATTTGATAATTCAGATTCAAGATTCGGTGTTAATCAATCAGTAGATTCAAAAGTTAACGGGACAGCCGCTAATGAAGCATATGTTGCTTTAGTAGTAGATGAGGATAACGCAGCCCACGACATTGCAGATACCGAATACCACAAAAGAGGTAACATGAAGGTAAATTCTTCAGACGATATCTTTATCTACGTATAGTAGATTAATAATAATGAGGGAGAGAACTTAACCACCTCTCCCTTACTATTATATTATAAAAATTAGGTTAAGATTAACATTATCATTAGAAAATACAATAAGACATGGGTTGGAAGAAAATAATTGTTAGTGGTTCACAAGCTATATTAGATTCATTAACAGTAGACAACGGCTTATCAGCCGCATCATTTAGTGGAGGTGGAGCAGGCATCACAGGAGTAGTACACAACTCTGGTGAAATTGCATCTGATATATCTGGATCATTTAATGCAGTATCTGCATCTATAGCTACAGACATAGCAAATATATCTACAGACTTTGGAAATATAGCAAATAAACCCACTCTTATATCATCTTCAGCACAAGTTGAAGCAACATTACTAGATAATACTGTAACATTCGGTACAGGAACAGTAACAGCCGCAGCCTTCGTAGGTAATGGCTCTCAATTATCTGGAATAACAGTAGATCAAGCAGCAACACTTGCTAGTACATTTACTAACCAAACATCAGTAGAGGTAGTACATAACTTCTCTTCTCCAAACATTAATACAACAGTTTACGATGCAGACGGGTATCAAATTATACCTGCTTCTGTAAGAGCAAACTTAAACGATAGAGTAACAGTAACCTTTTCTACAGCAACATCAGGTAGAATAGTAGTAGCTAAAGGTGGTCATATTATATCTGGATCAATAGCGTACTCAACCATATCAAATATTCCAACACTAGTATCTGGTTCAACTCAAGTAGATTTTGATTCAATTCAAAACAAACCTACAACTATTTCAAATGCACAAGGTACTAAGTTATCAAGCATAACAGTAACTCAAGCAGTTAACTTAGATTCAATGGAGTCTAACATAACTACTAACAATAGTAAATTAACAGCTAATACATCTAATGTAACCGCAGCAGGAGCATTAATGGATTCAGAAGTAAGTAACTTAGCAGCTGTAAAAGCAATTAACCAAAGTCTAGTAACATCAGCATCTCCAACCTTTGCAGACTTAACAATATCAGGTGATTTAATTGTACAGGGAGATACAACTACAATATCTACAGCTAACCTATTAATCGAAGACAAGTTTATTCTTTTAAACTCTGGATCAGCAGGAACAGCAGACGGTGGTATCGTAATAGATGAAGGAAGTGGTAATGGCCATGGATACATATACGATTCTGCTACCGAAAGATTTGGTTTTCATAATTCATTAAGCTCAACAGCAACCTCAGCAACTCCTCAAGCCTTTGCTTCAGCAGTAGTAGATATAGATGCCGGACACAGTGACATATCAGAATACCAAAAGAACGGTAATGTTAAAGTAGATACTGGCAATATATTTATATATGCTTAAAAAATTAAAATTAACAGTTATGGGATTAATTACAAAAGGTAAAATTACAACAGGAAAAGGAGCTAATGTAGAGAATGCAAAAGCAAAGGAAAAAACAGAAGCTGTTAAAACATCGGCTCTGAAAGCCCCTCCTACTATATTTTCTCCTGAGGAAGTTCAATTCATTATTAGTAAAATGCGTCAAGCAGACTACAAGGGAGTCGAACTAGAAACTTCATTTATTATTTTCTCTAAACTTTCTGCACTTATTAAGCAATAAAAGTTGCATTGTAAACATATTTACCGTATATTTATATTAAAGCTATTATAGGCCTTTAACAGGGAAGTGGGCTCATTTGAGTAACCAACCATAATGTAAGTAAGAAAATGCCAAATTGGAAAAAACTGATAGTAAGCGGCTCGTCTGCAAACCTATCAAATCTTAATGTAGATAATACTTTGACCGCTACAAGCTTTGTAGGTAATGGGTCACAGTTAACCGGTATAACAGCGGAGATAGCAGAAACTGCTACAAAACTAGATACGTTTACTAACGTAACATCTAAAACCGTAACTCACAACTTTAATAGCAAAAACGTTTTAGTATCAATATACGATACTAGCGATCAAGTGATTATTCCTTCAACAATCACAACAACAACCCTTAACACTGTAGATGTAACATTTAACTATCCTACCTCAGGACGAGCAATAGTAGCTAAAGGAGGTCATATAGTTTCTGGCTCTGCAGAATTATACACTCATAGAGAATCCATTTCTGGTGCATCTCAATATACAATAAACCATAACTTATCAGAAGAGTTTCCTGTAGTACAGGTATACGATACTAATAAAAAACAAGTTATACCTAAAGACGTAGAATCTACAACAAATAATAGAGTAGTAATCACTTTTAATTCTCCACTAAATGGTACCGTGGTAGTTAAAAAGTAACATATTTATACATAACAATAATTTCATACAATAATAACAGATGAGAATAGATAGTCCAATTTCAAACAACGCATCCATAACAGGTTCCTTTTCCGGGTCTTTTCACGGTATTGGTAATTTTACAGGTTTAACAGCCGATTCAGTAGAGTATGCAAACGTCCTAAACATACCTACAGGTATTATATCCGGATCTGCATCTGCAGCTAGAAATCAATTAGGGGTGGTGATTGGTACAGACGTACAAGCACATGATAATACACTAGATACTATAGCAGCACTGACTGCTACAGATGGCGCTTTTATGATAGGTGACGGAAACGACTTTGTACTTGAATCTGGTGCAACAGCTAGAACTTCATTAGGACTTGGTTCAATGGCAATCAAAAATAGTATCGACATCTCATCCGATACTAACTTAACTGCTGGAACTGGACTAGCTCTTACAGGAGATGCACTAACAACGGAAGACACAGAGATTAATCACGATGCTCTTTTAAACTTTGAAGCTAACGAACATATAGATTGGACAGCAGACCAAGGAGGAACAAATATTCATGCAGGTAACTACACAGATACAAATACAACATATACTGTTGGAGATGGTGGATTAACACAGAAAAACTTTACAACAGCACTAAATACTAAACTAACAGGTATTGAAGCTTCAGCAGACGTAACAGATACTGCAAACGTAGTTGGAGCTCTAACAGCTGGTACTAATGTACAAATTGCTGCTGACGGAACAGTAAGTTCTACCGATACTACTACTAACACACAACTATCAACAGCACAAGTAAGGTCCAAATTAAGTGGAGCAGGAGCTGTATCGTACAACAGTACAACAGGGGTAATAACAGGAACAGACACCAATACAACATATTCAGTACAAGATGGTGAGTTGTCACAAAACAACTTTACAGATACAGATCATTCTAAATTAGATGCAATTGAAGCTTCAGCTGATGTAACAGACACAGCTAATGTAAAAAGCTCTTTAAATGCCTCTTTAGGAGGAAGTGCTACATTTGGTGATTCATCAGATACAATTACTTTCCCAGGAAGTATAACAGTAGCAGGAACTACAACTACTAACAATGTAGCAGTAATAGAGACATCTAATGGAGTTGTATTTGAAGGAACAACGGCAGATGCTAATGAAACTACCTTAGTTGCTATAAACCCAACTGCTGATAGATCAATTAATTTACCAAATGCAAGTGGTACAATTGCTTTAACAAGTGACATTATAACTGATAATAATCAAATTGCAAATAGTGCAGGATACATAACATCCTTTACTAACACAACATATTCAATACAAGATGGAGAGTTGTCACAAAACAACTTTACTAATGCTGACCATTCTAAATTAAATGCAATAGAAGCTTCAGCTGATGTAACAGACACAGCCAATGTAGTAAGTGCATTAACAGCAGGAACTAACATAGCTATTTCAGCAGGAGGAGCTATATCTTCTACTGATACCAATACAACATACTCAGTACAAGATGGACAGTTATCTCAAAATAGCTTTACTAATGCTGATCACAGTAAATTAAATGCAATTGAAGATAGTGCTAATAACTATTCATTTACTTTAGCAGGAACAGATATAGACAATGGAGATGAAATTACACTTGCAGGAGGTTTATCTTTCGTAGGAGGAGCACTAACTCAAACTGATAATAATACAACATATTCAATTCAAGATGGTGAGCTGTCACAGAACAACTTTACTAATGCTGATCATAGTAAATTAAATGCAATCGAAGCAAGTGCTACTGCAGATCAAACAAATGCTGAAATCAAAGCAGCTGTAGAAGCAGCAACTGATTCAAATACATTCACTGATGCAGATCATTCTAAATTAAACGCAATAGAAGCTTCAGCAGACGTAACAGATACTGTAAACGTAGTAAGTGCATTAACAGCAGGAACTAACGTACAAATTGCTGCTGACGGAACAATAAGTTCTACCGATACTAACACTAACACACAACTATCAACTTCAGACGTTAGAGGTAAAATATCAGCTTCAGGTAACGCTCAGTATAACTCTTCAACAGGGGTTATTACATCAACAGATACGAACACTCAATTAAGTGATTCACAAGTAAGATCTAAACTATCTGCAGGTACCGGTATATCTTATAATAGTACAACAGGAGCTATAACTAATACAGTAACGAATACTAATACACAACTAAATAATGCACAAGTAAGAAGTGCAGTTGAAGCGGCAACTGACTCAAATGTATTTACAGATACAGACCATTCTAAATTAAATGCAATCGAAGCATCAGCAACTGCTGACCAATCAAATGCAGAAATTAGAGCAGCTGTTGAAGCGGCAACTGACTCAAATGTATTTACAGATACAGATCATTCTAAATTAAATGCAATTGAAGCTTCGGCTGATGTTACAGACACAACTAATGTTAAATCAGCTTTAGCTGCATCATTAGGGAGTGCTACATTTGGAGATGCAAACGATACTATTAGCATACCTGGTAACTTAACAATAGCAGGAACAACAACTACTAATAATGTAGCTGTAATCGAAACTTCTAATGGAGTAGTATTTGAAGGAACAACAGCAGATGCTAATGAAACTACTTTAATAGCACAAAATCCAACAGCTGATAGATCAATTAAATTACCAAATGCAAGCGGAACACTTGCTTTAACAAGTGACATTATAACTGATAACAATCAAATTGCTAACAGTTCAGGATATATAACATCTTTTACTAACACTCAATTATCTACAGCACAAGTTAGAGGTAAAATATCAGCTTCTGGTAACGCTCAGTATAACTCTTCAACAGGGGTTATTACGTCTACAGATACAAACACTCAATTATCTGATAACTATGTTATAGGTTTATTTACTGGTGGTACTAACGTATCTCTAGCATCAGATGGAACAATAAGCTCTACCGATACAAACACTCAACTATCTACAGGAGATGTAAGAGGGAAAGTATCAGCTGGTACAGGTATATCTTATAATAGTACGACAGGGGTAATTACTAATACAGTTACAAATACCAACACCCAGCTAAGTGATGCTCAGATTGCAGCATTTGGATATATTAAAACTGATACCAACACTCAATTATCTACAGCACAAGTTAGAGGTAAAGTATCAGCTGGAACTGGAATATCTTATAACAATTCAACAGGTGTTATTACTAATACAGTAACCAATACGAATACACAGTTAAGTGATGCACAAATTGCAGCGATGGGGTACATTAAAACTGATACCAACACTCAATTATCTACAGCACAAGTTAGAGGTAAAATATCAGCTTCAGGTAATTCATCATACAATAGTTCAACAGGTGTTATTACTTCAACTAATACAAACACTCAATTATCTGATAACTATGTTATAGGTTTATTTACTGGAGGTACTAATGTAACCCTAGGATCAGATGGAACAATAAGCTCTACCGATACTAACACTCAATTATCTACAGCAGATGTAAGAGGTAAATTCACAGCAGGAACTAATGTAAGTATTACTAATGGAGTAATTACTTCAACAGATACTAACACAGATACTAACACTCAACGTTCTGATGAAGAAATTAGAGACGTAGCAGCTGGACAATGGATAGATGGAACGAACACTACTGTAGTATTTGATGACGCAGCTAATACTATTAAAATTAATTCTGTTGATACCAATACTGATACTAACACTCAATTATCTACAGCAGATGTTAGAGGCAAGATATCTGCAAGTGGTAATTCATCATACAATAGTTCAACAGGTGTTATTACTTCAACTAATACAAACACTCAATTATCTGATAACTATGTTATAGGTTTATTTACTGGAGGTACTAACGTATCAATAGCGGCAGATGGAACAATTAGTTCAACAGATACCAATACAGATACAAACACAACAACTACAGCTGATGTTAAAACTGCATTAAACGCTAACTTAGGAACACTAACAGTTGGTGATTCAAGTGATACGGTTTCAATTCCTGGTAACTTAACTGTAACAGGAACAACAACTACAAATAATGTAGCAACTGTATCAACATCTAACGGTGTAATTTTCGAAGGTAATGCCGCTGATGCAAACGAAGTAACATTACTCGCAGGAACCGTAACTGCCGATAGAACGATAACATTACCAAATGCAACTGGAACTGTTGCTTTAACAAGTGACATTATAACTGATAACAATCAAATTGCAAATAGTGCAGGATACATAACATCGTATACTGATACTAACACTCAATTATCTACAGCAGATGTTAGAGGCAAGATATCAGCTAGCGGCAATTCATCATACAATAGTTCAACAGGTGTTATTACTTCAACTAATACAAACACTCAGAATGATGCAGCAGCAATAAGAACTAAAATTGGAAGTGGTAATAACGGTCACGTACCAACTGTAGGTACAGCAGGACATTTCTTAAAGCATGACGGTACTTTTGGATTACCTTCTTATACAACTAATACAAATACAAACACTCAGAATACTGCAGCCCAAATAAGAACTAAAGTAGGGACTGGTAACAGCGGAGTTGTACCATCAATAGGAACAGCAGGACACTTCTTAAAGCATGATGGTACATTTGGAATACCTTCTTATACAACTAATACAAATACAAACACTCAGAATACTGCAGCCCAAATAAGAACTAAAATTGGAAGTGGTAATAACGGCCATGTTCCAACTACAGGAACAGCAGGACACTTCTTAAAGCATGATGGTACATTTGGAATACCTTCTTATACAACTAATACAGATACGAACACAACTTATTCTGCTGGAGCAGGACTTGATTTATCTGGTGCTGGTGCATTTAGTATTGAAGCAGATTTAAGAGACGGTCTTACGCACGTAGGATTAAATTCAGGCGACTATATTCAGTTTTCTAACAATGCTTGGACTAGAACAGTAGTAAACGGTACTGAGAGACTAAGAGTAGATACTTCAGGTATAGACGTTAGTGGTAGAATAGTAGCTGATAGTGACATTACTGCTTACTCTGATGAAAGACTTAAAAAAGATATCGTAACGATCGATGGAGCATTAGACAAAACAAAAGCTCTTAGAGGTGTAGAATTTACTAGGATAGCTGATAACAGCAGATCAATTGGAGTTGTAGCACAAGAATTAGAAGCAATACTTCCAGAATTAGTATTAACTGACGACGAAGGTATGAAGTCTGTTAACTATGCACAAATTACAGGTTTATTAATTGAAGCAGTAAAAGAATTATCTGCTAAAGTAGAAAAATTAGAAAACAAATAAAGGATAGAATGGGTTTTATATTAAATATAGATTTAGAAACAAGTAGTGGCCCTACAGAGCAAGCTTATGTTAGGATAGATAATTATCGTTTCAATAAGGTAACATCTGAAGTATTGATAACTACTACAACGTGGTTAGATTATAAGAGAGCACAAGAGTTTAACAGGGAGTACCTGGAAGACGACTTAAAGAATGCTGAAGGTCTTATAGGATCTAAAATTATTTACTATAAAGATAAAGACGATGAAGGACAAGAAATCAATATTCCTAA